CTGGTGCTCAACCCTCACGGGCGCTTCCCAGCGGCCGTCTTCCCGCAAAACCGCAAAGATCGAGTAACGCGCATGCGCATCACAACCGATATACTTTTTCATGCTGCAGTAGTCCTTTCCGTGCTCGCCGCACTGGGTTGATTCTCTCCGAATCGTCCCGGATTACTGCAGCGCTCTCATCCAATCACAGGAGGCAGAAAAGTTTTATTTTGTTTGTAATCAATTAGCTGAGCGGAATTTCGAAGCGCGGGCAGTTAGGGCGGCCGTTAGGCTCATGAGCGGATGAGGGCTGATTCAGAGCAGCGCTGCATGATTGACATAGACCGAGAACACCCAGATTATAAGAAGCAGCAACACACGCTTCGAACATACCGCGATCTATATGCGGGCGGCTTACAGTTTCAGCACCGGGCAGCTGAGTATCTGCTCAGGCGGCAGAAGGAGCCGCTCGATGTATATAGTGAGCGCCTGCAACGTGCGTTCTACCAGAACTACGTCGGATCGATTATTGATTGGTATGCATCGACGCTGTTCCGCCGCGAACCTTCCATTCACTTTCAGGGCGCTTTGGACGGCAGCCATAAATTTTTCCCGGCTTTTATAGAGGATTGTGATCGTAAAGGAACCAGGCTCACCACCTTTTTCAGGCACTGTTTAATCGACGCTCTGATTGCAGGCCGAACGCATATCCTGATTGATTTTCCGCGTGTAGCGACGACTCCCACGAACCGAGCCGAAGAAGACGCAGTGGGGTTGTCACGAGCTTACCTTCTTCATTATCAAGCTGAAAGCCTGATTAACTGGAGCGTTGACGAGAACGGTGAATATGAGTGGATTGTTCTGCGGCAGAAAGTACGACGCCAGCCGAGTGTAGACTCGGCGGAAATCATCGAGGAGACCTACTGGCGATATTATGATCGCTCAGAGTTCCAGGTCTACCGACGATTAGAGCGCCAAGGCAGCGAGTCCGTTGTTTCATTGATTGATGCGGGACCTCATGCTTATAGCCGTGAAAATCGGGTTCCTCTGGTGACCATGCAAGTTACTGATGGGCTATGGCTGGCTAATAAGGCGGCACATCTTCAGTTAGAGCATTTTAATAAGTCAAATGCGTTGGCTTGGGCGATCACCATGGGGCTATTTGCGATGCCGGTGATTTACTCCGATCGCGAATGGAACCAGATTGTTGGCGAAAGCTATTATATTCAGCTCGGGCCAGGGGACAAGTTTGGTTGGACTGAGCCGGACGGGAAAGTTTATCAGATTGCTACAAAAAACCTTGAATCGCTAAAAGAAGAGATTTACCGAGTTTGTTATCTTTCACAGGCATCTGGGGAGATGGTGAGTGGTCATGCGCAGTCGGCTCTGAGCAAGCAGATGGACTTCGCTATTACTCAAGAAGTTTTGCGTGCTTACAGCTCCACGGTCAAAGATTGCATTCGGAAGGTACTAACAGGAATTTGCAAGGCGCGTCAAGATGACATGAGCGTTTCTGTAACAGGGCTGGATGAAGTAGATATTGGGGATTTCGGCACTGAGTTGCAGGATGCCAAGAATCTCCTCCAGTTAGGAATCGAGTCCCCGACGCTCAAGCGCCAAGTTTATCAGCGCCTGGCAACGAAGTATCTGAATGACGCCAACCAAGAAATCAAAGATCAAATCACACAAGAAATTAATGTGCAGTTTGCTTAAGAGGAGGAAAACTGAGTGTCACACGAAGAGCCCATTGAAGGCCAGGCATCTACCAGTGTTGATGTAAAGGAAATCGTAAAGCAGGCTATTAGTGAATTTGTACGCGGCGAACAGCAAAAGGCCGAGCCTGCCTACAAAGCCGAGCTGCAGGATGAACGCAAGCGGCGAGAGTCTTTAGAATTGAGGCTCAATCAGCTCGTTGAGGAGAATCGAAAGGCGCGGGCGCTGGCGGAAGAGGCTGACCGGAGTTCACAGATTCGATCTGAGCTGCAGCGACTCGGAGTAGCGAAGATTGACCTTGCGTTCCGTGCCGTGAAGGACGACGTGGTTCGGGGCGAAGATGGCCGCTTAGCAGGCCGTGGCATGGAGAATAAGTCGCTGCAGGATTATCTTGCCAGCTTTGTGCAGGAGAATCCTGAGCTTCTACCGGCACGGATTGCCGGCGGAAGCGGAGCGCAAGTGGCCTCGAAGAACACCACGCCAACGCCAGCGCCGATCAATCTCAACGCAATCAAACCTGGAATGAACAAAGACGAACTTGACCAGATAAGAAAAGAAATCTCACGGTTGGCTTCACAATCCGTGTATGGCTCATAGTAGCCAACTGCGTTGCTTGCAAAGTTTGTTAATCAACAAGTAATATTTATCTAGTTAATAAGAAACATAAGGGGAGAAGGCGGCAGAATATAAGTCTGTCGCACGAATGAATTAGGAGAACTATGTCAATTATCACTTCCGCCAATCTGGCGAATGCAATTGTAAAGCTCGTTGCTGCCGATGCTTTACCAGCTCTAATGGGCAATCTCGTCATGGGCAATTTAGTAAACCGTGATTACTAGCCGGTGCTCGCGAATACCGGTGACACAGTCAACGTGCCGATTCCGCCAGTTCTGGTTGCTAACAATATCGCTGAAGGCGGCACGGTTACGCCTCAGAATCCGAACCTGGGAAATGCTCAGATTGTTCTAAACACGCACGCTGAGGCAACCTTTCAGATTCCGGACGTTACCAAGGCGCTGGCCTTTCCGGAACTGCTGAAAGCTTACATGCAGCCAGCAGTCATCGCCATTGCTGAGAGAGTCGAGCGGGATCTGCTCAATCTTTATCCGCAGTTTAATGCGGCTGTGGGCTCAGCCGGTACACCGATTACGGAGAGCACAATCGACGCGGCTGAAACCGCGCTGTTTGCAGCGAAAGTTCCTGCTACAGCCCCGAAATACCTGGTTGTGGATTCCAATGCTTACTCACAAATTCGCCAAATTCCGCGCTTTAGCGAGTATTACTCGTCCGGTGATGCCGGCCTGAAAGCATTGGTTGAAGGCAACGTCGGCAAGATGAAGGACTTCTTTATTTTCCGCTCACAATTTGTCACCGCCACGGGCGCTTCCACGGTAAATACACACAATCTTGCGTTCACACGCGATGCAATCGGACTGGTTGTGCGCCGACTACCCCAACCTTTACCGGGCACGGGCGCTGTTGCTGAATACGCCGAGATGGGCAACTTTGGCATTCGAGTGGTGATGAGCTATCAACCGAACACTTTGTCACAGCAGTTTACTGTCGACATCCTTTACGGTTGCGGTGTTCTCCGGAACAACTTTGCCGTGCAAGTCAACAGCTAATAATCATTAGTCAATATCAGTGACTGGGGGCTGCTTCGCAGCTCCCATTTTTTAGGAGATATCCAGTGGACGTAAAACAATACTATCGAAAGCTGCGAGAGATTGAGGATAGCTTAACGGAGCCTTACCTGGTAATTGTCAGCCTCGAGACGTCAGATGGCGGCAAAGCCGGTTGTATGTGTGAAGTGCCGCGCACAGTGGCCGCAAGAATGATTCTCGAGCGGAGAGCAAACCTTGCCAGCGTTGAGCAGAAGGAGCTCTTCTTTCAACAACAAGAAGCTGCAAGGAAAGCGGCGGAAAAGGCAGAATTAGCGCGTCGCGTACAGGTAGCCATTCTTGCGGACCCTGATTTACAGGCTACAGCGGCCAGAACGATCAGCAAAAAGCAGGTGTAGATCCTATGGCGCTATTCACCGATTCAGACGTTGTCACGCTGGATGACCTTTTACCCTTCGAAGGGTCACTCGTACAGGTATCGTCGACTCACGGCATTGATGTTCAAGCAAAAATAAAGCTTGCAACTGATGAGATCGGTGACAGGCTGATGCTCAATCTCCTGCGAGCAGGGCTATCAGATCCGCAGTGGCTCAACCGAGCAAAGATCGGTTTGTCGACGGTTGTTGTAACCCCCCTGTTGTTTCGTTGGTTATGTTTTGATTCGCTGGCCCGCGTTTATGCAGAGGCGTATAACGTTCAACTTAATACCCGTTTTCAGGCGAAGTGGAACGAATATCAACAGCAATCCGATGCAGCTAGCGAACTATGTCTAACCAGCGGCATTGGAGTAGTGCTCAATCCTTTACCAAGGCCGGCAATTCCGACGATTTCCTCTGGAGCTGGTTCGTTCCAGGCAACGTCGATCTTTGCTCAAGTCACGTGGGTGGACCGGCTCGGTAATGAGAGCGCGCCTAGTCCAATCAACGGAATGATTCTCAATGGTTCTGCGAGTGTACAGGTGAGCATGGCTGAAACCAGCAGTCAAGCGCCAATCGCCGCCGTAGGATGGAATGTTTACGTCAGTACATCGCAGGGAGGCTTAGCGCTTCAGAATAGCTCTCCGGTCGCAATTGGCTCTCCCTGGCAGATGCCAAATAGCAGCCTTATTGCTGGGGTGAGCCCAAGCAACGGGCAGATACCGGACGTTACGGTCGCCTGTATCCGGCGATGGCAAAGGGGTTAAATACCATGGCACCTTTAACGATACTCACGGTTCAGAAAGTGTCGGACCTGCTAACTAGCGGGTCAGCGTTGCAGCAGGAGATCACTGCGCTCAACAATGCCTGCAATATAAATGTGCCTACGATCGAGGCAGCACAAATTATACTTAGCTCCGCTTCGCAGGATATGGATGATCGGGATATGCAGTTAAGCTATCCGCGAGTTTGCCTTTACAGCGCAGGAATGAAGAACACCCAGGCGGAAAAGTTCAGATCGCTGTCCGGCTGGTTAGCGGCCGTTGCCGATCTATGGACGAGCGGAAATCTCATTGGTGATATTGATCAATGGACTCATTTCTACGTCGAAGCGCTCACTAATGTTTTACGGAAGAACATAGGCGACTGGGGAGACGGGGTTTTCTTTCCAGGCGTTTATGAGGTTCAATTTCAACCACCCAAAATAGGCGGTCTGGGGTTTGTGCAAATGGCGCGAATCACTTTTCATCTGAATATCAGCCAGAGTTAGCTTCCACAAATGCCAAATTACATATCCTCCAACGCAAACCGCTTCTACACAGCGGTTGAATCGTCGTATGCACAGGCAGCAGCAATTACGCCCACCAATCGCTTTCCCGCGATGCGATTGCAGGCGCAACAGGTGATGGAGCAGAGTCGAAGGCTCGACAAAACTGGAACTCGTACATTTTTAGGGCCATCACGAAACGGAAGGCGACGAACAGTCTTTCAAGTACGGACATATCTGACTTCCTGGAGCGGGGCAGGGCAGCCGTGCTATGGCCCCCTGTTTCAAGCAACTTTGGGGGCAGCGCCACAATTCTCCACAGGGCTTGTTGTCCATTCTACCGTCAACTCCCTAACAATACAGACCACAAATTCGCATGGCTTGTCTTTGGGGTCGGCTGTTTCTTATGCTGGCGAAATCCGGTTTGTTACGGGTGTTCCGGACGCTT